ACAGTTTTACTGCTTATAGAAAGTTTACCTCCTTTTTTATATTTTACAACTTTAGCCATGTTAAGATCCTACGGATATTGTTTTATAAAAAACCTCATCAATATCTTTTATAGGGTTAATAAAGTTTACTCTACAATGTCTGTTTATATTTTCTCTAGCTGTTTTGCTATTTGTAACACACATATTAGATGATTGATAAAAAGAATTTTTTTCTAAAAGAGAATCTATTCTTTTTTTAGTTGTTTTATTTGTTAAGTAAGACATGATTCAAATATACTAATTAATCTACGCTATTCATTTTACCAACGTTAGTTGTAGCTACTGTATTTATTTTTCCTATACTAGCTGCAGCCACGCCGATTACATCATGTGTATATCCAGTAGCGGCTAAAGTATAATCTAATGTTATAGTTACATCAAAATCTATAGTAATATCAGCGGTTGCTGTAGTATCTGAATTATCATAATCGTTGTCTTTATCTACTATAGCTAATGTAAAGTGATCGTTATTTTTTATATCAGCTAAAGCTGCAGCTGTCAAGGTGTACTCATTGTTACCTGTTGACCATGTAGTTAGCTCGCTAGAATATGCCGTGCTATAATCTAATGAACTAAAATGATCTGAAGTGGCTAAAGCTGTACCACCATCTCCACCGAAAGCAGTGCTTTTTATTATTATAGTGTCGTTAGGGTCTGGGTCAGACCCACTCCCTCCATTAACGTCAATATGAGCTGCTGTTACCGTCCCTGTTATCCCACTTGTGTCAAAGTGTAGAAAAACTCTTTTAAACCTTTTGGTTCTACCTGAGATAAAGTACTGAACGTCAGCCTCTCCAGTAATGCCATCCGTAACAGCTGATGCTGCGTTTGTTCTAGCTGTATTAAAGTTACCATTAGCAATACCCTGACCAATGCCTTGCCTATTTACGTTTATTGTAGCCATTAAGCTGTTACTTCAACAAACGTTCCGTCTGGGTTAAACCAAATGTGCCCAGCAGCTGGGTGGTGAACTTGATACCCCACAATACGAACGCAATCCCCATTTGCAGAAGGAGCTGTAGCTGTAGCGTTTCCAGGCGTTCCAGCGTTGTCGGATTGAACATACAAAACATCCCCCACAGCTCCAGGGTCGTGGTCTAAAGTCACCATACCTCTTAAAAGCATCCCATTTGTATCTGATGCCGCCCCTAAAGCAACGGCTAATAACCCATCGCACGTAGAAGCATCATCTGCATTTGCTAATTCCCACGTGCCGTCAGACTTGTAATGATATATTTTACCAAGAGTCATTGAAGTAGTTGCGCCAAAATAAACCACATCACCTTCATACTCCCCATCTGTAGACCCCGTGACAGTAAATCTACGGTTAAAATTAGAATCACTGTTCGTGTCTATTGTTAAAGCGGGCAGATCATTTTGAGCTATAATAACGTTGTGATCTCCAACAGAGTTTATAACAACATCTCCGTCAGCAGAGCCAGTAACATAATTATCCGCGGCATTGGCTAGACCTATTTCTAACGTATTTTCATCATTTAAAAAACGCACGAAAGGCTGAATATCTTCACCACCCTTCCCAATAGTAAGACGGTCAGTCGAAAAAGCAAGGTTAGCCTCCGCCGTTAAAGCACCAGTCCCATTTCCTGTTAATACGCTACCTGTCCCAACTGTTGTTAATCCAGTACCGCCTTTAGCTACCGTCACTGTATCAGATAAAGTAGACCCTGCAGCTGTAATGGTTATAGGTGCTGAACCGTCAAAGTTAACCCCATTAATAGCTCTAGCTGTTGCCAAAGCAGTAGCTGTGCCAGCATTACCTGTAGTATTTAAGTCTGAAGCCACAACAAAATCCATGTTACCGCTAGAATCATCATACGTAACTGCAATGTTGGTTTTAGTTCCGCCAGTAGCAACTAAAGGCCCTGCAATATCTTGAACCTCTTCTGTAGATAGCTGAGTATTGTCATTAGCTGTCATATCATCAACAACCACATTTATTTTACCAGCCCCATCTCCACCATCAACGTATGTAGCTGTAACCCTAGTTTCGGTATTAGAGCTAAACATACCACCAACGATATCTTGAACTTCTTCAGTAGATAATTGAGTGTTAGTATCTGTATCTGATACAGTATTTGTAAGAGTAATCTTATCACCACTTCTAGCTATACTTAATCCAGTACCAGCTTCAAGTACAACGTCATCTGTAGATGAGTCGCTACCTGTTAGTCTTATTTTTTCTTCGTCAGAATTATCTCCATCTACACAAGAAATGCCGTATGATGAGCCTGTAGGCCCTGTAGCGCCTGTAGCTCCTGTAGCCCCTGTAACACCTGTAGATCCTTTTGGGCCTTTTTCTGTAACAACTATATTAGATGTAGTTGGAATAGATACGCTTATACTAGTTGATGATTGAGTTAAGCTTATCGTATTACTACCAGATACTGAAACGTCTACAGTATTTCCCTGAGAAGTTGTTGTGCTTACGCTCATTACTTTCTATTTGTCTTAGTTACATCTTCATTAATAACAAAGGAACCACGAAGAACAGTAGTGTGAGTGTCAACACCAGAAGCTGTAGGCAAAATATATTGAAGATCATACACATGTCTTCCTGAAGGCACGTTTCTCATAGTAGCTGCTGTAGCTGTAATAGTAACATTTCCACTATCGTCAACAACAAAGGCTTCAAAATAAGCACCGCCTGGAAGCTCTTGAGTATTTAAATTCTTTCCTTTTAAACCTTTCTCTGTAGTTGCAATTAAAGGATTTGAACCTCTTTTATTAGATGGCCAAACCTGCATAACAAATGCGTAATTTGAGGTAGACAAAGTAAGACCTGTTCCTGAAGAATCCTTTAGGGTAAGTGTAAGAGAAAATGTATCTCCTTGACGACAAGTTATATCTAAAACCTCCGATACGTCTAAATTTACTTTACTAGCCATTTTTCATATTCATTAACATTGTTCTCATTGGGTTTTCTCCCCCTTGCTGCAATTCAGTTCTATCTCCTTTTCTCTGAGAAATAAGCTTAGACTGCTGAACCGCCTGTTTTTCTACTCTTTCATCTTTTCTATCCTCTTTAAGGACTTCAAGTTTTTCTTTAAACTCATCATCAGTTTCTTTAAATCCTAATGTAGCTTTAGCTCTAATAGTTTCAATTTCTTTATTAAACTCATGTTTCATCGTAGATAATTGAGCATCTATCTGAGCTTTTAATTGCATTTTTTGTGCTTCCATTTGCGCTTCAGCTTGCATCTTTTGGCCTTCCATTTGCATCTCCATAGCTTTAGTTTGTTGAGCCATTTGGGCTTGCATTTGTTGTTGTTGCATCATCATGGCTTGTTGCTGTTGCATTTTCTTTCTACGTCTAACAATAAGCAACCTTTCAGCTTGATTTACATCTTTAAGCTCTCTGATAGCCATAGCGTCTTCAAGATCTATTTCTTTTTGACCTAAAGATATTTGTATAGCTTGCTCTAAATACGCTTGATCTTTATCATCCATATCTCTTTGAACCTGGACACCAAAATTATACATGGGTAATCTAGAAAAACTAGAAAGAATACTCATGTTGGTATCACCAATAGCGTTCTTGTAAACATCCATAATAACAGATTCTTGCGGCAAAATTTGCAAACACTTAACTATATCGTTACAAACATTTTTGTAAAGAATCATAGAAGCATTTGTAACATCATAAGTAGCATTATTAGAGGCAGCAATAGCTTGCTCTCTAACTCCGACTAAAGCTTCAGACTTTGGTGTACTAGCATCAACAACTTCATTGATTCCTGTAGTATCACGTATCATTCTTAAGTAATGATTATATAGGCCAATAAGCTCATTAATATTTCTAATACTATTACCTATTTCACGTATTGGTGGGTTTTGAAAACCTCCCTCAGGGTTTTTGCTTCTGTAATAAAAAACACCAGTTTGCTCGTATATATCATGCAACTCCAATGGCTGCAATTCACCACCTTTTCCTAGCTGTACATTTTCTAACCCTTCAATATCAATAATAAGACCATCAGGCTTTGCTTTAGCAATAGCTTGTTGAATCTTTAAGTGAGTTAATTGTAACATATCAGCAAAACCTATACAGCTGTTAACCATAGATTTCGGCATCATATCTGTAAGATTAGTAGCAACAACAGAATACGAAAGCCTTGCCTTGCTTATATCGTGTATATTTTTAGGCACATTATGCATTCTTCCATACCCAAATAAATAGTCTGTACCTATAATAAAGTAACCTTTATATACATTTACAATTTCCATTTTATGCGGCTTTCTTTCGAAAACGCTTCCAGCTTTTTCTTTATAATTAAACCCTTCATAAAAAAAGTTCCTGTTGCCAAACCGATTTTCTTTTTCTTCAAAATGCATACAATCAGTTGACAAAAACTCAAACTCTAATACTTCAACAGAATACTCATCGTAATCATAAATATTCCTGCCAAGTTTATCATCATAAGTAAAACTTCCGCTGGTTTTACCAGATGTTTTTTTAGCTATCTTTTTAAAGTCTTCTTCTTCAAGCTCACCACTAGCTATTCTTTTTAGTTCTTGAATAGGCATAGTTCTTACATGACCACCATAAGTAATGTCTTCAAAACTAGGATCATTTGTTTCGCTATGAATAAAATCTTTAGGCTCTACATAATGCGTTTTAATTCCATAGTTAGGATCATTTGATCTTTTAACTACAGCTATACCATTTGTTGCTAAATCATTTACACACCTTCTAAATACATTATCATCAAAACTATTCCAAGACAATGTCATATCTGTAGCAATCTGAGCTGCTATTTCAGCATCACTTTTTACATTCTCTCCAATAAATATTTCTGCTTCAGCTTCGTTATCTGGAATAGATTCAGGGTCCATACCTATAGTAGCTCCTGTTTTTTCTTTAAATTCCATAAGTTGCTTTTTTAAAGCTACTTGAATTTCTATTCTTTTTTTATCTCTGTTTTTTTCTGAAGAAGATAAAGGATCTACTGCTTCTAAATTGGGATAAAGATTTCTGCCTAATATTTTATTTACTACAATTCGAACAAATTTTGGTAAAATAGGGACAGGAGTGTAATCAAGATTCATTAAACTACCATCTCCAGAATTAGGATCTTGATTGTTTAATAGTCTTTTGTAAATTGAAGTATCTTGAACACCGTTAGCGTATTCTTTATTTCTTTTAAATAATGTATATCTATTTGAAAATAAAGATGAACTATCAGATCTTTTCCCCCACTGAGATTCAATAGCCTTAGCATATCTTAGACCGTACTCCTTACTCTCTTTTTCTTCTTGAGAAGCAAGTGGATCTGGAAAATTTTTTTTACCGCTATATTGTTTCATTAAGGTGAGAGTATATATTGCAAATATAGGGAATTAGCCAGAGACTTTGTATCGCCTAAAAAATTTCCTTTCATCAAAGTTACTGACTTTTTTCTTTTTAACTTTTTGAGCTGCAAGTAAAGCTAAACCAGAACTAATAGTAAGGTCAAATTTAGTTCTATTGTCTATTTTATAACCTATCCAGTCTTCAAGAGTATTATTGAAATACATATTTCCAACTTTATTAGCTTCATGATTAATTCCAACATGATCATGTATGTAAGACTCTATAGCATGAGCATGAGCTTGAATTATGTCTTGAGAGTTTGAAGGGATACCTTTTGTTTTCACTTTAACCCTGGCTGTACCAGTTTTTAAATGTTTAGGTCTGTCTAACAAATAGCCATCATAACCTCTTGACTCAAAATATCTTGCAATCCCGTACTTATTGTTCTCAATTAATATAGGGTAGCCATAGAAAACAGCTGCCATCAAAACATCTTCATAAAATATTTTAGCAAGTGGTGGTCGAGATGCATACTCTAATACAAACATATTAGATGGGTGTTCCATATGAAATTTATTATACAGATGCAAAGCACCTTTAGACCCCCTTCCATCTACAGTAGCATCTAAATCATATGAGTCAACACCACCGCATCCTACATCTGAATTAGGCGCTATTTTTTTACCTCTTAGCAGAAGCTTTTTATTTCTAAATTCAACAGGAGGCATCCAAGATATTTTAAATCTACCATTTGGATCTGGAGTAAATATAACTTCTGTATCTTTTTGCCCACCCTTCCATATAAAATTACCAGTAACTACTGGATTTGGGAAAAGCTCATCATTATGTTCTATTTGCTCATATATTTTTCCAATATTAAACACACTACCTTCTATGCTATCTCTAAAAGCCTCATCTGAAGTAAATGGGAATTGACGTATAACTTCATTCATTTCAGAAGCGTTATTCTTTAAAGAAGATCTTTCATTTTTTAAATACGTTCTAGAACCTATAGTTATTTCTTCTCCATCTATACCGTCTACAGCTTCTTCTGGATCTTGAGTAATAGGATTGCCATACAAATCAAAGAATCCTTCAAGAGAATTTTCTGCTGAGATAAACAATCTATATAAACCTGTTTTAGTCCTCCCATTCTTGTTCCTCTCTAAAGGATTCGAATCCTCCCATAAACTCTTGTACTCTTTCCCTCCTTTTCCCATTGGATTGACTGTGCTTCCTACTAGAGCTTTTCCTATGATTTTTCGCCCTACGATCAAACAAGTCCTCTGTATCCTCCAAGCGTCTCTTATGTCTGTTGGTTTTTCCCATTTTCCTGCTTCGTCTAAATATAATATGTGTAATTTTTCACCATCGTATGCGTTATTAGTTGTGTTTTTCCAATTAATTACAGTGTTAAGAGCTTCACCTGTTTGAGCTGTTTTATTTTTTTTAGTAATACGTTTTGAAGGTTCTCTAAAAGCTAATTCCATACGAGGGTTAGTTGTTCCATCCTGTATAGGTTTAAAGAAAAAAGGATAGTTTCTAAACATAAAAACCACCTTCTTCATAAAGATGTTTTCTTGGGCGTCTTTACCTGTTTTTGACTGTATCCCCATAAGCTTATCTTTAACCTGTGTAGCTTCATCAACAAGTACAGCAGAGCATATATTGGTGTAACCAGAACGACGACACTTAGTATAAAGCTGACCAATACAACGAGGATCAGTCTCGCAAGCAGCCATATGTAAAAATATCTCACGTTGAAAATTTAAATAATATGGATAGCCAATATCTAGCTTAGTCCATTGTAGCATCATATAATGCCGCCCCGTAATATATGTAGCTGCACCGTTGTTATAAAACCAAAAACCTTCACGCCTACGCCGAAACTCTTCTTCGATATATGGACGAAACTTTTCTCTAAACTCTCTTGGCATTTCCGCCCACTCATCCATAGAACGAATACGAGACAATTCTTTCGGCATAGATATCCTTCTCCACATTTGCATAGAGTCTGATTCTTTATATCCGAAAATTTGTTTTTTATTTGGCTTTTTTGGAAGACAAATGAGTAACCCACCGAGTTCAATAATTTCACCTTCCGTACCGTTGGGACAAATTTTAACAGCATCTTCATTATATTCTTTTAAATTAAGGAATATAGACATTAATAGCTGCTACCATTCTTGTTCATTCTCCCTAAAGAAGGGAAACCTGTTTTAGGGTCAGACAGATTCATACTCTTACCACAAGGGCATTGAGCTGTACTCACTAATTTTCCATCATTAAAACTTACGGTTACTTTACTAATTTCTTCTTCGTGATCCGAACACTCACATATATACTTTGACATGATATTAAAATTTTGCTTTTATAAATCCTTTTTTATGTTTATATGGGCTCATATATTCAGGAGCTTTACCTGAGCAACACCACTCAGCTGCTCCTACCCATGGATCAATGCACCAACATTGATTATACTTACGCGATTGAGATCTTCTGTGTTTATTTTGCACAGAACATGACGCTAATAATATAGCCGCCATGAGGATAAGAAAATATTTCATTATATATAATTTTATTTGCGTTTAGAACCTTTTAGTCTAGACCTTTCTTTTCTACCTCTATTTTTAGATTTAGATTCTATTTTAATTTTATTTCCTTTGTGATGTATATCTTTTCCATCACCTTTTTTTACTTTACCCTTTTTGACAGCATACCTTCTCCTTTTATTTCTTGCAGCACGATTTCTTTTCTCTTTAATAGAGGATTGGAATTTTTTATACTCCTTCTTGTAATTTCTTTTCTTTTTTAAAGCTCTCATAACTCTTGCAAGTTACTATTATTATTCCTTCTATTATATGTAACTATTCTATGACAATTAGAACATCTTACTTCACATTTATCTATTTCTTTTTGTATACTTTTTATACTGTAAGATTCGTAAACCATATCAGAAATACACCTATGCTTATTGTCTCCTATATGATCAAAATCTAAAACAAGATGATTTGATTCTCCACAATCAATACAACTTGATTCTTTTTTTATATTTTCTACATAAAGCCTGTTTTTATTTCTTTGCTTAATATTTCTCTCTTTAGACCTTTTTATAATCTTTTCTTTATTAGCTTCATAATGACGTTTTGATGCAGCTGCTTGTTTTTTAGGGTCTTTGTATCCCATTACTTAGAGAATCTTTCAGCAAACCCCCCAGTATAGTCTTGTGTACTTCCTATTTCTCCGCTTGTTTTTAAATCCTTTACCATCTGATCTAATCTTTGTCTTTCTATAATAAGCTCTTTACAATCAGTAGCAGTTTGTTTAATAGATTGAAGTTCAGCCTTTCTTGCGCTACCATTAATATCTGGATCAACAGGCTTCTTAATCTCTTCTATCATATTATCTATAGCTTCCTCCATACTTTTCATAAGTCTTTGAGAAGCAGATATAGTAGTAAACTTACTTTTGCTCATCTAAATCATAAATAAAAATCGGGGTTTTTTCACCTACATAAGCTCCACCTATATTGTAAGAAAAATGCTCAATGGCTTCTTCCCACTCCATCCCATCCTCCATAAGGATTTCAATTATTCTATGAACACTATATACTGTTTTAGGTTCTGCTCCATAACTTATACCAACTACAGCTTCATTTAATCCATCAGCTAAAAGGCATTCATTACTTTCAAGCTCTTCCCATAATTCTACTTTGTCAAACATTTTTATTTAATTTAAAATATACATTAAGTCTTCCGCACGAGTGCGATAATATTCTTTACCATCTATTTTTATGCGATAATCCCTATCCCTTCCAAATCCAACAACATCACCTGCAAATACACCTAACTCTTTTAACCAAGGAGTATTAAAAGATACTTTACCTTTAGAGGGTAATTGTTTTTTTAAAGAAACAATTTTTATAACATCAGACTTAATATCCAAGTCCTCATCAACAGGCTCTAATAAAGCCCATCCTGCTAAAGGTTTTATTTCTCCAGTATCTTTAGATTTATAAGCTATTGCTTGATTGTTTATTGTATGCTCATCATCATATCGGATTAAATAATGATCGTCTACACCAGTTAAGGCTTGCCCTTTATTAACTACAACAAGATGATGAAAGTATATAGTATCACCTGTTTTTACACCTGTATTATATTTCATAGGTGCACACACTACAGGGCCTTCAGTAATTCTGTGTTCAAATTCTCCACCTTCAAATTTAGAATCTACATATAACTCAAAACCACTTTCGGTAGTAATGGTGTCTTTAATGATTTTTTTTAACTCAACAATAAATAGATTTAATGTTTTCATTTTTTGTAAGGGAATATTTTATTTAATTGTTCTTGTCTTTTATTACACCCACAACCTTCTGGCGCTAACTTATTTAAACCAGTAGTTTTTGTAAATTTAGCTACTGTGTCTCCAAATCCTTTACTTTTAATTGTTTTCATTAATATCCTCCAGATCCGCTAGAACCTCCAGAACTAGATCGTGTAGATGTTCCGCTGTATATAGATTTAATAGCTGTTTGTTGAGTTCTATCGTCAGAAAGTTTTCGCATAATTTTTTGAACTAAAAGTTCTGCCGTTCTATTTAAAGGAGTCAGCCTCTCGTGATATTCTGTTTTATGAAACCCACCAACCATAGCTCCTCGATTAATGTGAACGTGATACGCACCAATATATTCGGTTCCATCTGGCAATTTAAATTCACCTCCAGCAGTATATAGTTCAGTTCTTACCATTTAAAAATTACAATCAAATTCTAACATACAAGGCATATCGTCTACGCTTTTCCATAAAGCCTGAGAGCTATCCTTTTCATCTTGTAAATATACTAAATATCTGTTTTTACCGTATCTGTGAAGATGTTTTTCATCACGAACTATTGCGCTAACCTCTCCTTTACCTGCTCTCATACCTACATAATAAGCCATAGCATCTTTGGGGTCTTTCCCAATAATAATTTTTCTAATAATTCCTTCCATTTTATTCTAATTCTATTCCAGTTCCATCTAGCAAATTTCCTAGATCTCTATTATCTAATTCATCCTTATCATCAATGTCATATGTTTGAAATATAAAATCTTGTATTTCTAATAATTCATCAATATCCTGTATGTTGTAACTATACATTGCATTAAGCTTTGATATGTTACCATTTAAAGGATCAACTAATCCTGCAAACATAATGGAAATAAACCTATCTTCTACATCATACTGCTTTGCTAAAGCCTCTGCTTCAAACATAAGTCTTTGCATATGAAGTAAGAATTCAAAGTCTTTTGTCATAGTTTTGCTTTAATACAAATTTAATACAAATGCCTAAAAGTAAAATATCGAGAAAAATCTTATTTAGAGACTTTGCTAAGCAAGATAAGAAATATATTAATAACAACTATCTTAAAAACTTAAAAGTTTTAAAGAGTAAATACTCGGAAAAATTAGAAATGGATTTTTCTAAAATAGAGTTTATGTTATGGGCATATGACTTACAGTTTTTTACTTTAGATTATGCTAGCAAAAGTTTTGAATCGAGTAGATCTAATATAGGTAAAAGATATGTTTATCCATTAGTTAGGCACGGATACATATATAAACACTTTGATAAACTAACACCTTCAGACACATATGAAGACCATTTATTTAGAGATGAAACTAAATATAATTACAGAGTGAGATATGCTTTAACTCAAAAAGCTAGGCTTTTTGTTCAACGGTTTTATAAAGATCTAGAAGTTTAATCAGGTTCAGTGTACCAATCACCATCGGTATCTCTCAATACAACCATTATCTCTGCGTGTGTATACGTTGTCTTCCCATCTAAAAACGATGGTTGATCTTCCCCTCTATACTTAACTAAGGCTTTACTCCCGTCCTTGCTGTAGCGTAACATATCGGCATTACGATTAGCTAGCTGACCAAAGTCTATAAGGGCTTCACCATCTTCATCCTTTACCTCTGTTGTATTTAGTATTACGTATGTAGTATCCATAATTGTTTTATTAAGGGGTGTCAGAGGTAAATGTTGGTCCACCAGATGTTATACCTGGGAAACCGTTTAGTTGCTTTACTGAGACGTTAGTTACTGAACCTACAAAAGAACCTGTACCAATATAAATAGATCCATTTGGACTTCCAGTAGCAGTAAAATAAAATGTATGAGGTCCTAATGGTAGATTTGAAGCTACATTAATAAAACTACCATTAAAATAATAAAAATTTACAGAACCACTTGTTAGTGTTTTTACTTCTATATTAGCTTTATAAGTTTTATTTGAAGTAATACCAACATCTTCTTGATACAAAAACACTAAACCTCCTGAAATGTTACCATTCGCTACACCATCTCCTAAACTCCACCCTGTATCTTTTAACCAAGCAGTAGTACCTGTTGGAAAACCTCCATCATTAACAAGCTCACCCCCATACCCAGGTGCATGCTGATCGTGAACTACTCCGTTTGCTTTATCGTCAAACGTTCCATTCCCCATCCTATAATATGCCTGTAACGAAGTCGCCTTAATGTAATTGCCGCTATTGATATTTAAGTTAGTCGGTCTACCGCTATTGTATATGGCTGCTACATTGTTTGCGTCTAAAGCTACGTTCCATATAGCTAATTCGGCAATTTTACCAGTAAAAAAATTGCCGTCAGGAGAAATAGCTCCAATGATCCAAGGGGCGGTATTGTCTAAGCTTTGAGACGAGCTTCCAGAGGTTACTGAAAATCCATAAGTGCTCGTGGATCCATTTACATATAGTTTTATATCGCCGTCTCTATCGCAAGTAACACAAATATGAACCCAAGTATCTTCTAATGCGGTGACAGCAGATGCTCCTGCTGTATTTGTAACTACATTGTCGCCTCCCTCAATAGTAACCTTAATTTTATCATCAGTATGTAAAAAAATCCTTATTCTGTTAGGGCCATCCTGATTTTTTGCTATAAAATAAGTACTCCCTGTAGCGTCAGCGAATTTAGCCCAAAGAGAAATACTAAAGTCATCCGTACCGAGATCTAAATTATCGCCTAAATTTATATGATCATCAGTTCCATCAAGAGTTATACTATACTTAGACTCTGGTGTAGAGGTTGATGATACTGTGTTTACTAATCCTAACATGTTACAAAGATAATGGATCTACGACTAACGCTGTAGAGAAGTCTCTATACACTATAGTTACTTCTTCTTCTTTTTCGACTGCTTCCGCGATTTCTTGGTAGACCCTGTAGTACGCGTGGGTACTTCTCCCGATGAATCCGTTTTCTTTGATATTGTTGTTTTCTTGCGTATCGCCCAGCAGTAAACATCCCGAAGTGTCCTCATCAGTATTACCACAATGAATAAGAATATATTTAAAATTTGGGACATCACACACTTCAAGCATCCCCATATGTATGTCAGCAAACCTATGAGCGTATTTGGCGTCGAAGCCACCTTCAGTTCTAAAGCCGAGACAATACTCTCCTTCAGGTATACAAGTTTCTCCACGCACTTTTTCGGTGCGGCTCTCATCTTCGAGAGTATAGCATAAAAATTTTCTTTCATTTGTTACATCAAATAGTAATCCATTAGTCGAGTCCTTTCCTTTGTTGAACCTTATTACTTCTAATTTCATTTTTTAATTTATTAAGTCTAATCTTTTCTGCTTCTTTAGCGTGATCTTTTCTTTTCTTTATTGGATTAAAGTAAAACTTATTCAATTAAAAAGAAGCCTTTATTGCCTGAAAGCCAGAGTTTTCTGCTGCATCTTCTCTACCCTCAGATCTAGCTAACCTCCTCTGTAAAGATCTATATCTAGCTCTAGCAATTGGATTCCTCATACCAACTTGCTTGTCTTTAGAATAAAGCTCTCTTCTTCCACCAACATTTTTCATTCTATTCTTAAGACTTGATTGCCTTGCGTCTCTTCCTCCCGATATTAAGTCTGCTAATATAAGAGCCATAGATTTTTTATCACGATCTTCTTCAGAACCTGAATCTGCTGCGTCTCCTTGGTCAGAATCATAAGCCCCACAAACTATCTCTCCATCTACTTCTCTACAAGAGTCCCCCTCTGATCCGCTATTAAAGTCTACACCTTCAGAACTTATTGAATCCCCCTCACTTTCACCTTCTTTTAATTCCTGCTTCATGACGATCTTCCTTAATAAGGATTCAAGAGGTGCTATCTGTCTTTCTTTAATATCTTTCAGCTTTGATCTACTTACACTCCTATTACCCTTTAGTACAGGGTTTGATATTCCACCCTCATCCATTCTTTTTAAAAGACCCTGATATTTATTTGCTCTTATAACTTTCATTATGCCGTTGCGAATATCTCTAAAGAAGATGTAGATGTTCCTGATACAGCGCTAATACTATCTATCTGAGACAGATCAATTGTTTCAGCATCACCAGTAGCATCTGCATCTAACTTATCTTCTGTTAAAATAAAAGAGCCTCCAGCATTCAACCTCACAATAAACTCTTGCGCTGCATCTCTTATGCGTAAATCTACTGTTGTAGATGCGTCTAAGTTTGTAATCCTTAGGTAAGTTAGGGTAGCGTCTTTAATAGTTCCTGCTTCGATAGCACTCCCAAACAATAGTATTGATTTTTCAGTATTAGTAATTGTAACTATTCTGCTATCTACTTCAGTAGCATTAAATGTAGTTACATAACTACTACCCCTATCCTTTCCATTAAGGATTAATTCTTCTTGTATGCTTACTGTAAGTGTTGCCATGTGATATTTTTACAAATATAAGATATTATTTGTTATAGAGTTTGCTCTATATTATAAGGAGTAAACTCTTTACTAGCTCTAACAGCTTGCATAATAATCTCTTTTTGATTACTGTCCCAATTATTATTATTCATAAAATCAGAAAGCTGTCTAATATTAGTTGAACCAGCATTTTGTGAAAGATTTCTCGCTATAGAGTCAAAGTCACCAGAAAGGTCTACACCTTGTGAAAGGGCAGAAGTAATACCTGTTTTCATAATAGCTTCATATTCACCTCTTTGATTTCTACTGCCAGCCATATAGTTACCGTAATCACTTAAACCATCACCCATATCGCGCTGGTTAATACTTCTTTTTACTTTTCTAAAAGACTTTCTTATATCTGGGTCTTGAACTCTAGGAGCTGTATTAAACCCAAGCTTTTCTGCTAATTGTCTTAAAGGCCCAAACTGAGTGCTATGTATTAATTCATGTCCTAATATCTCATTAGGATCTGTAGGTTTGTTTAAGTCGTCTGGTTTAAATCTTTCATCAAAATCTACTTCTGCAGTTCTAGTAGCAGGATTAAAATAACCAGCAGAAGGAACGCGATCTCCACCTGTTGTAGATGAAATCATATCCATCATCTGCTCTAATTCTTCATCAGTCATTTCAGACTGTTTAACATTTGTTCTAGCTACCCTTCTTTCAGCCCTATTGTCTCTCATCCTATCTATTAAGCTAGATAAAGCCCCTTCCTTTGTAGTCACACCGTTATCACCTTTTTTAATAGGTTTTACAATGCCGCCATCTTTTCGGAACTTTCTACTCCTTAAAGTGGGATCTTCTTCTGGAGAATCTACAAAACTCAACTTACCGCTTGAGTCTCTATTTACATATTTCTTATCATAAAATTGTACTGGTTTACCACCACCCATTTTTATTACATTGTTTATAGCAGGGCTAGCGAAATCAAATTTATCATAATATGATATAAACGTACCTCCTTCATCTTCCCCAACATAAGCAGTAAAATTTTGATAAGGATCTGCCCCATCAAGCCCTAAAGCTTCGGTATCCCAATAAGCCCCATTAATTTTGTTAACAGCTCCAGTAAAAGTCTCACGATATCCTCCGCCGCGGTCAGTGTTCATTTCAGATAACAAGGCATCCCATACAAAAGCTGGGCTTTTATAATATACATCTCCCTCTTCATGACCTTTCGAAGGAGTATGTTCTGATATCTGAAAATGTTTGTTTTTAACTGGTCTACCGAGAGCCATAGCGTACGCTTCCTCATCTACATTTAAATCCCCTTCAGTATCAGTCCACATAGGGTCATCACTCATAAGCCCTGCCAATTTAACATCCCTGCTCTCCCAATTTTTACCAGCAACAGTTAAGGTCCCGTCAGGATTTGCAAATAAAAGCTCAGTTAATAATTTTTTCGTGTCAGGATAATCAGCTGGCCTTATATTTTCCTGTATATATTTATTTAATCCCTGAGAAAGAATTCCTTTTGTGTGCTTTGCAATATTTAAAATAGGGTTGCCAGGTTCCATTATCTGACGATCAGGTTGTGGGTCGTTACGATTGCTGTAACTAACTCCCTCTCCAGACATATACTCTTTTAATAATCCACCTAACGTGTCTAATACGTCTCTATAATCGCTTGTATCTCTTGGTTTTGATGAGAGATCTTTTTCTTCTCTACGATTTTTCTTCTCATCTTCTGTTTCGTAATCAACAGTAACACCGTTATCACCTTTTTTAATAGGCCTTACATAGCCACCATAGTTTTTAACTTTTGATTCCCCTTGATTAAATATCTCTAGATACTCTTCTGGAGTCTTATTAGTACCAGAAACAACATAGTCCTCTCCATCACGGATAGATGCAAAATACTTTCTCGCTCCGCCCCTCCCCAAGAAATGGCTCAACGCAGCAACCTCATTTAAAGTGAAGTCCCAATTATCACCTAACTGATCTTTATATTCTGCCGTAAGGTCTATTGCATTTCTTTTTAAAGAGGGGGCGTTAATACCCTGCTCTATCCTTTTATTCATATATTCCTCTTGAGCTTCCAGGTCTGTAGAGAACTCTGTCCTACTACCATCATACTCATCTTTTATCTCACTAAACCTTTGACCGTACAATCCAGTAGCTGTACTATTAGGATCAGGATTTATCATAAAAATCTCCTGACCACCACTACTTTCTACCTGAGAAATACCCGACTTAAGAGCTGCTACGTTTAAACTATCTGATGCGGTTGCCGATTTCTTTGGATCGGTAGGATATCCTATACCGCCGTTCTGATATTTACGTACTCTAGCCATAAAGCAAATATAATAAATAAAAAACCCCCATATATTAGGGGGGAAGTCATAATAGACGCAAACATAGCTAAGGCTTGATCAACCCATACAAAACAAAACTAACTAATATACTAAAACCATCATAAACAGTTACAAAAGCTATTCGTTTAGTAGACTTGAGCAAAGTTAACCCATAAAAAACTTAAAACCAACCGTAAATAATTACTTTAAGTGATGATTTGTAAAGTATTGAAAATATAAGGGTTATAAAAATAAAATGTGATCGTAAAGAATTTCGCAACCGCATAATAATTCACAAATCGGCTAAAATTGGGTCTGAAGAAAAAAATAGCGCAAATTTTTTCTGAGAAATATAGGCCTGGGGGATTATATATACATGCGCACGCTAGCACACGCCTACCGAAACGCACCTTGCTTCACGTATTTCTACTGCGCCTGCGGTTTTCTGCATACTTTTCAGCTTTTGCTACAGCATTGTCAGACAGTCACTTAGCCACACCCACTTCACGTACGACTTTACCTGTGTGTATACGCGTTTACTTCGCGGTTTCCTGACCTAGTCTAATAGGCTTGGGGGACAACCTCCACCCTACTATATAGAGTAGTAGTAACTACTCTGCCCTGA